AGTTCACCGCGGTGAATTCGAATCGAATCTTGATGTACCTAAACTGTGAAATGAACAAGTTCGTCGTTTGAATGAAAGCTGAGTACGCTATTCCATCAACCGACGACGCTAACATACATTTCACAGTTGTCGATGGTACAATCTCTTGATACGCCCACGACACGTTGCAGATAATCGCTTCAAGCACAATCCCGAAATCTACCGTACGTTCATACGAACCATTTGTTGCTGTAGGCTGTAGCCAGTATGGCATCCCGTTGTTAATTTCATCCTGCATCGTAGGATAGCCATTATCAGCATACTGTTGCCACGTTTCGTTCAACAAAAGCGAAGCGAATAAGCTTGGTAACGTTGCGTCTCGATACGTATTGACACGAACACCACTAAAATCATCCGTGTACGTATCATACAGAACGTAATCCGCTGGCTGTGAGACGATTAAATCAAGGGTCGCATCGTTTGATACGTTACCAAAGATGTCAACCGCACGCACGCCATACGTATACGTTCCACCTTTGTCCTCAAACAATGTGATGAACGTACCCTGCTGCTCACCAACTTGCGTTCCGTTTCGCGAAACAATGAAGTATTCAATTTGGAACGCACTCGTCGGATTCGTCCATTGTAGCAACACGAAGTTATCGACAACATAACCTGAAAGCGCAACTTCACCTAAAGGCGGAACGGTTACGAGAAGAGGTGTTGCATTAGCTGAAGGCGTTCCATCTAACCCAAAGGCACGAATCCAATACTGGTGGTTGCCAACAGGTTTGCCTTCGAGTATCGCTGATAACGTCGTTGTTACAAGTTGCCTTGAACCTGCTTCCCATGTAGCGCCTAACCTGATTTCATAGCTGAACGCATCGAAACTAGGACGGTCCCAATCGAATCTAATGCCAAGTGGCACCAAGCGATAACGGAAGTTCTGCACATCGGGGATGGTTATTTCCTCGATGATGTCTTCAATCTCTTCCGGTCGTACTTCAGGTTCAAACAACTCTAATGCAACAACCTGAAACCGCTTGACGAATTCGCGTAATAAATCCTTTAATACAGGGTCTTCCAGCTGGACCGACTGGATAAGCTCAAATAGTTGTGACTCATTAAGCTGTGTCACTGGGTCGCTCCAACCACATCTCGGATGCGAATAGAGTCATTTCCAACAGGTCTATCCAGTCACCTGAGTTTGTTAGCTCTAATGTAACAATGCATTTCTCGTTGCGCAGATTACTACCGCGGTAGAGAAACTTTCCGGGTTTTTCTGATAGTGCCACAGGACGTAACACCGACTGATTCGAATCGTCGATGCCCTTGAGGGTGATAGCGAGATTACCTTCACCGACCGCGCGCATCCGTAGACCATGAAAATGAGTAATAGACCCGTAATCCAATATCTTTTGCGGACCGTACTCAACGAGCGTATGTATTCCATGGTCGCCGTCGTTATGGTCGTCGTTGATGTATTCAGGGTCCATCTTCCATATGATGCTGTTTCCTCCAAACAGAACGTTGACTACGCTCTTTGAATCAACATCAATGCCTATAGAAGTAACAGGCCAAGGAAAATGCCAATGAGACCAACGAATTGTAGTATACGCGAGGCCATTACGGTAATCACCTAACAATATATGACCGTCGGATAAGAGAATATAGATTCTATTTCCAACAACATCATTGACGACTTGAGTATCCTGAAGTTGTCCGCCTGACATACCGTGTGAATTATGCCATAACCTGTCAATTTTCCACGAGAACTCAGGCTGAAGGTATACACCATTAAAGGTGAACATTCCCGAGCGTGCTGCGACAATGAAGTTGTCAGTATTCGGACCAGCGGTGTCAAGTACCATCGCTGCGCCAAAGCATTCGGTGCCGATGCCTTCATCAATCGATATGACTCGCCAGAATAATGCTGAGTCAGTATTTACTAAGTCTCGACTGGTGCTAAAAGTACGTTGAGATTTGAGAATGTACAAGGAATCACGAAACTGAATACAATTCTTCACGCCGCCCGCTTCATTCGGTGCGACGGTCATGTATCCAGCAACGCCATCGAATCCTTCAGGGTCGCCCTGTTTCGATACTCTAACAACAGAAGGCTCCTTATACTCACCCCATACAATTAGAGAATCCTGATAAATACCGATGCCCACGCCTGCGGGGATATTACCAAGCTGGTCGAACAAGTAGTCTGCTGACAAGACCAAATCAGCATCGTAAAAATCCACTGTAGCAGTAGTAGCAGTGTTATTCGAGATGCGACCTGTAGGAACATAAAAGAATTCCCAACCCTCTTGATTACCATTGTACTCTGGAATCCTACGCGTTGCTAAAATACGACGCGCAATAGTGCCAGCAGGCCCAATAGGGATGCCAGAAATATCAACAGCATGACTGCCATCTGCAACAACGCTGCCATAAATAGCCGGTCCCGGCGTCGTAATATATCCAGATTCCGTCTCAAACGACACTGCAAATAGATGAGTGCCTTGTTCAACATGGCCAGATAATGTTGAATTGACGCAGGAAATTGAACCAGAGGGAGCGAAACCTCCCGCGAGACGACAAATTGTACCATCGTATACGTAAACGAATTGATTCTCGATGCCTTTGTTTCTATCGTGCGGTGTGATGTAGATTCGATTGTAGTATTGTGCAGCGGAGAAATCAACCATCTCGGGGATGTTAAGGATGGGAACGCCTAACTCAGTTGAATCATACAATTGACCTGAGTCGTTTAGAATAAGTAATCTCGCTACCTCGTCTAAACGCTTATACGAAAAGAACCTACGCACGCCACCAGTAACCTGGTGCAATTTAGACGTGCCAGGGCGAGTACGGAAACCACGCTCCGTAAAGTAAATGTTTTCCGCTTCGATGAGATGGTCGGGTGGGGTCGAGCCCTGGAACTCAGAGCGTTCGTACAAACCATTCACTTCTGCGATAACGATTGGAGCGTGGTCTCGATTCATTGTTATCTCGAAATGACAGTAAAAGGAATCGAACCAGTTGCGGGAGTATACGCACCCGCGGCAACTTCGGTTGGAACACCAGCGGTTAACTTGAAGATTCGGAGCTTCTTGGCGGTTGAATCGTATGCGCCGGTTAAATCACTCTGCAAACCGAACTGCATACTATCAACAGTGGTTCGTCCTGAAAGAACGGCGGTTAACCCCGCGCTAGCTTCACCCCCGGCCGGGTAGCTTCCTGAGTAATTCACAAGCCCGGCGGTCATTAACCCAACACCGGGCACATGCTTCTGATTCAATACGGTAACAGTGACGGCCATGATGTTCTCCTTGAGGCATAACCTCGACGACGTACAGACGTATCCTGCTGTAGCTTCACTCGAATCGCCAAGAAACGATTCATCTCAAACTCCGCTTTCGTTTCCAATCTATCAGAACGGGCTCGATTCTGTCCAATATCATCCGCTGCTTCTGCTGCTGTCTTGAGTGCAAGATATCGTTTCGCACCTGTGATAGGTAAGTATGTATTTTCAGATGTAATTTCAGGTAAGCCTTTGAGATAGCGAAGTAGAATCTCGCGGTCTTGATTCGAGCCGACGAACTTGAGATTGTCACCATCCCACTCCCACACTCCTAACGTTGGTTGCATGGTATAGTCTAATATTCCACGGACTTCACCCATATCATCCCAACGCATAGTTCCCGGAGTACGTTCGTATACAGCTTTAGGTTCAAGAAAGTTAGCAGGAAGTGTAGGATATGGAACGATAGCCGTTGGACCTAATGTAGTTCCACCTGCAGGCAAAAGGATTGCCGTAGACGTTTCCGTCATGATCGGCAATCCGTTAGCCTGCATTGTTGATTGAAGTTCTTCCCATGCTGATGTCAGAAATGGTAACAAAATATCGTTTGTAAAGACATCTCCACCTGCATCATTCAGGTGAACACGCGCTCTATCCATCACTTCTGATGCTAGCATGGGTGAAATCCTTTACTTGGCGAATGCCAACTTCTCGTATCTTTCTTTGTCTAAGATACACTGGCACGTCGGGCAGATGACGGGAACAGGACGCATCAGAACCGAACCGCAAGCGGGACAGCGTTCGTTACCAATATCAACGGTAGCGTGGACCCAATCACGTTCGAGATTCAAATAACGTGCCGCTAGCCTCTGAACATCGGCTATTACGTTATGCTGATGGAACATCTGCCAATCAGTATCCGCCCGACGTACCAACCTCTGAAACCAGCGGGTCTGGTTTGCAATGTTCTGGGCTAGTAGAGCACCGTGATTCTTCTTGATTTCATCACGTGAATGCTTATTATACACCCAAAACAGCCCAGGTAAAGCTTGCTCCTCCGCACTGATTTCGATCTGTGCAACGATGAAATCTTGTACAATTGCTTCAGCGAAGATTCCTACAGGTTCGGGAATGATCCTGGACCCTCTTTCATCATCTAGATAAAGCGCGTATGCATTATCCTCAACGTGCATCGTGACGAAATCATTCATCGGTGCTGCTGGAATCGTTACGTGCGGGTGAACTAGACCCGGCTTGAACTCCCGAATCTCTCGGGGAACTAACGACACTAACGTCGCTTCGGCCATCTGATTTATCCTCTGGTTTGGAATTCACGACCGCGTGCTTAGTAGCAAGCAGGATCGATATTGGTGAGCATTCGTCGGACAGGAATTGAGTGAGATAATCAACTTGCGCTTCGTAGAAAGCTAATTCCTCAGCTTCTAAGTCGCGCTTCTTTTTCTCACCGAATAACTGTACGTGCACGAATGAAAGAACCGAATCCTCTGATACTGGTATAGGATCGTTGTTCGGTTTCCTATACACGAAGATTGGTTCGTACGAGGTTTTGGACCCCGGTAACAACTCAGCGTTGGGACCGCTGACGGGCATTAGTTTCTCGATTACCCAGTAATGAGTCTCAAGATAACCGTACTTACGGCACAATCGAACTTCTGTAACGGTTCGTAGATAAGCTCCTGATACAGGATCAACGTCTACGAATGTACCGCGCCGGAACTCAACCTGATCAGTACGAGCTAGACGGAAAATCTGCTTCCCGTCTAGCTCCCCGAACAACTGCTTGAGTTTACGGTTGACGATTGAATCATTCATAAACTCAAGTGCTCTCTTTCGCTCGATTCATTAGCTCTCGAATCTCAGCACGGAGAGCCTTTAACTTATTGGGTTTACGCCGTTGTTCGTCCCTACAAGCAGTACACTGTAACTGACCATTCCATTCATACGTATTACTTGATGTACGAACGTGGCCATTTATACAAGTATCTGAGCGTCCCCTAAGAAGAAATCGTCCCCTATCCTTATCATACATATCCTGCAGATTGCCTGCCTGAGTTGTAATGAAAAGATGATTAGGATTCCAACACTTCTTCACATCACATCTATGTGCTACGACGTGATTTCCTGTAATAGGAACGTCAAGGTACTTCGCTGCTGCCACACGATGTACGTAAAACTTCAGGAGCTTATAGCCAACCTGACCGTATCCCGGTCCTGCCGTAGGCCCAATGTATAACCAACAACCATTGGGGTCGTCGAATCGGGTACGTCGTTGCATTCTATCAATCAGGATGTCTATAAGCTCCATCAGTATCCCCCGATAACTTATTAAGCGTATCCTGCTGGGATCGCTAAGTTATCGATGTATGCGTTCTCCTGTGGGTTGCTCGTGAACAGATTCCACGACGCCACAAGATACAGCAACGTGGAAGTTACCACGCCACCGTCTGCACCACGAACCTCGAACAGCTTACGACCATCCGAAGTGTAGAATCCCGGCTTCTTGAGTTCAGCACGTCCCCAAGAATCCATGTTCAGGAAATCGATTCGGCGCTTATCCCACTTGTACGACTGCTGGATAGGAACGCCAGCCATCGTCATCTTACCGCCGAAATACAAATCCATTCCCTGACCAGACGAGGCATCCTTATCAATCGTGGTGACGAGCATACCGAGCGATTCGTATGCCGCCGCCTGAGCCGGATGCATCCATGCCTTCACGTTCGGCATCTTCATGGTGTTGTTAGATCTATCGCCTAACAAGTTAAGAGCCAAACGTGGGAATGGCAAAGACAATCCAGAACCGCCTGCATCAACGCGCGATGCACGAATCGCTGGAGTTGACGACCGAGTGAATCCTAACCACGTTCCCGTTGAAGCATTGTTAACGTGATATGGAACACCGAGTAATGAGACAGGCGATGCACCTGAGACGCCTTCAATCACGATCTTATCGCCAACAGCGGGAACAGGAGTTACCGCGGCGAATCGAATCGTCTTGGTCGGAACATCACGGAAAGAGATTTCCGGTTCTTCACCAAGGACCGTCTTCTGTGTGGTCAATGCGGAGTTATAGATGTTAATCTTCTGACCTTCCATCAAAAGTTTAACACCGAAGTCCACGTCGAGCACAACCGTATCAACACCCGCTGATGTCGAATACGCAGTGATGGTTCCGAGAACACCGTTACCTCCGGTCATGCACATGGAATCCATATGCGCCCGGAAGTGTGGCATTGCCGCGGCCATGTTCTTGTTGAACGTATTGATAATGGCCTGCGTGGAACCACTTGTCGCCCATTCCGACTTCTTCGTCCACTCTAAAGCGTAACGAAAGTCAACAATGGGAATGACCGCGTTTTCGTATCGAGGACCGGAACCGCGTCCAAGATTGCCACCGTCGGGATTGTACTGACCGAAGTATCCGCCCGGAGCAAACTGGACGGGAATCTTCATGTCCCGAGTGTTTACCTGTACGGCGTCGGTTGACTTTTCAACCTGAGAATAGAAGGTATCTTCTACCTCGTACAGGACCGAGATCTTCTTTTCGATACGCTCCAGCTGAACTGCAAGTGTATCGGCTACGTTCTGCGGGTTAAGGGGCTGAGCTGGCACGCGTTTTCTCCCTAGTTATAAAGCTGCTAACTATTGAGAAAGTCGATCTCTTTCATCTTACCGGATCTAACAGCGGATTCCTTATCCTTATTCACTGTTACGTTACGGCCGGAAGCAACCTTAGAATCACTTCCCGTCGCACGCTTATGTGTAGAAGGTCGAGCCTTGCCATTAGAACCTTTAAGCGCAGCAGATCGAACTTTCTTAATGATTCCGGGGAGTGCTAACTTTGCGCGCGACAGATACGCGGATTGTACCCTGTCCTTCCACTCCGTACTATAGCGATTGCTCGCTGCTTGCTTTAAAAGCCGTTCCATATTGGAACGATGAGCGGGGTCATCTCGAAGGACGGCTGCGAGTTCGTCCATACAATCACGCGTAATCGAGCGACCTAAGAAATCTGTAACATCATCCGGGAGATTCTTCGAAATGATGTTGCTGATTGACTTCGACGAAGTGGACAGAATCGAATCAACAAAGTTCTGATGCTGACCACGTAGAATCTCTTGGTTCTCCCGCTGAAGTCTTACCTTTTCAGGGTCTTCGGCTTGAGAATTATCTTGCCGAGAAGACTTAGCAGGCTCTTCTACCTTATCATCTCCGAATACCCACTCGTGAACGTTAAGTGCGGAGTCCATAAGGTTCTTATTCCCGTTACGCTTGGCATCATTGTAGGCACTTCTGATCATGTGCTTGATGACAGGCTCAGTCACCGCTTGGAATGCGGGGCGATTCTTATGTAACAACGCGGGAAGGAAATCCATGATGAATTTCCGCTGCTTGTTTACATCGTACTCGCCCAGCAAGTCAATAAAATCACCGGGGTCCGCTTGCGAAATACGTTGCTCACCGGCTTTGAGATTGTTTAGCTGCTCGTAACTTTCCCTAGCGTCTTCCACTGTTGGAAAGAGCTTGGAGTAATCACGCTCACGAAAGAAGGTTGACCTAAGTCCTGGGAAGTCTTTGAAGAGTTTAGGATACTTGGCGGTGAGTTGACGATAAGTTGGCTTGCCGTAGCCAGTGCCAACCTTCTCATCCGATTCTTCGTCTTCCGACTCGTCCTCTGATTCCTCTTCTTCGTCATCGGTATCCGAATCCTCTTCAGGCTTAGATTCTTCCTCATCGTCATCTAAAACGATGTCGTCGTCCGAATCTTCAGACTCTTCTTCCTCGACTTCGGGTTCTGAATCTTTAACCGCCTTCGCTGGTTCGTCATCATCACCACGAAGAATAGCTAAGTCATTACCACGAGTTTCTTCAATAGGCGGCTGTGGCATTTGTTACGGCTCCATCGGAGCGGGAGTATTAACATTAGGCGGCGGTGTTGGTGTACCTTCTGATGGCTGTCCACCTTGCGCGTTACCTAATGCGGGAGTTCTCGCCCCGGAATTCATAGCTTGCACATGTTCGTTGTGATGTGCAAGAATTAACGAATAGACCTTAGGACTATTTAGTTTAAGGTCCTGACCTTCTTTCGACTGTAAGAATGCCTTGCAGATCTGAGCTTCGACTGCATGATCATCTACAATCGGATCAACTCTGACTGGAGAGATAACTTCTCCCGTAGCTGACACTGGACCCATATCGTCTGAGTCTTGTGAAAGAGAAATAATCTGCAGGATTTCCCTGAACTGCTTTGTTCTTGCTTCATCACCCGGAATCTTCAAGTCAGGTAAACCTGATAACCTAACTAACATGTGCGTGTTTTCAGGGGAGAAAAGCACAGCATTGATTTCATCAGAATTGAGCTTAAGTAACTCCATGATGACATCACGCTGCTGACCCCAACTCATCGGTAATGTATT